TCTCTAATCGCCTCAGCAGTGTTTAGCAATTGTTCTTCTGTGTATAGTTTCATTGCTCACCTCCTCCGTAGGTTTGTTCGTAGTATTCCTTGATATTCATTTCTCTTGAAATAAACCAATCAATGCAAAATTTAATCATTCTTTCCTTTTCCATTTCTTTGGCTTGTTTCCAATCTTCAACGGTTAATTCTCGATTATATGCTATTTCCCATAACCACTCCACTGCCGTTTGTTGTTTATTGTTCATAGCCCAAATCCTTTTTAACTTTTTCTTGATTGGCTTGACGCTTGGCGTATTTTGCACCACGCAGTTCCTTGAATTCTTCTTGCACCTTTCTACGCATCCGTGTAATTGATTCGCTTGATGTGAATCTTTGCTCGGCTAACATTTTCAAAAATTGTTGTGAAGGTGTGTTTGGTGTCGGGTAGCCCATGGCTTCCAACTCCAACTTCCAAATCCATGCAACCAAGAATTCATCGTTGTCACGCATTTGGGGTTTTTCGGTTAATAACTGGATTACCAGTTCTTTTGTGTCTTTTGTCATACGATTCAAATATAGTATTTTATTTTACAAATCAAAAAGTAATATCAATTTTTGGTGCAAGATTCTCCGTGTACATTGTACGACTTCCAATGAATGTGGTTGCAATCACTTTGCATTCCCCGTGGCGATTCTTTGCAATTATCAATTCCGCATCCTCAACCTCTGGTTGTTCGGATTCATATTTGGATGGTCTAAATGGAAACATCACAACATCCGCATCTTGTTCAATACTTCCTGATTCCCGAATGTCACTCAACAATGGGCGTTTATCTGCTCGTTCTTCGGGCTTCCGTGATAACTGTGCCAACACAATCACCGTGATGTTTAATTCCTTGGCTAATAATTTCAGGTTTCTTGAAATCTCCGCAATCTCTTGTTCGCGGTTTTGTTTTGATCCCTTAATCAACTGAATGTAATCAATGACCAACAATTCTAACCCGTGACGGGCTTTGTGTATTTTTGCCTTGGCTTTAATTTGACCAATGGTGCAATTGGCATCGTCATCAATAAAAAAATCAACCTGGCTATTATTGGCAATCTCGCATAACTGCATCAATTCATTTTCTTTTAATGATGCGTTGCGTATTTTGTAATTTGGCATATCTACCAATAAGGACAAAAATCTTTTGGCTAATTGGTCATTACTCATCTCTAATCCAATAAACAAACCTTTGCCACCCAACTTTGAAAATTCATACATGAATGTTAAACCCAATGCCGTTTTACCTTGTCCAGGTCGTGCAGCCATTACGATTAAATCCCCAGCGTTCCAACCTCCCAAGATTCTATCCAATGATTGCCACCCCGTTGGTCTACCCGTAATCCTTACACCTCGTTTAATTGCGTCCGAAATTCCATCCAATGTTTGCCCAACTGCTTTATGTATGGATATTGGATCGTTTATCGTGGTGAATTTTGTGTTGTCAATTAATGTTTGGGCATCCTCCATCAATAGTTTTAAGTCCTTGGTCAAATCCAGCTTTGCCAGGTTTTCAATAAATTGTTTGTGTAAATACTGATGTTCTAATTTTGGCAAGTGTGCCGATACATTGGCAACATCGTGTACATTTTGCCCAACCTCAATAATATGGATGCGTTCTTGTTTTGTCATCCCCACGGTCACCGTCATATAATCAATGGGTTCATTAGCGTGGTAATTTGTTATCATCATTTTTACCACTTGGCGATACAACCGATTCTCAAACCACTCCGCTTTCATTCGGGGCAATAATGCCCGTGTTTCAGGATAGAACAATAGTTGTCCTAATACATATTCTTCATTTGTCATAATCTTCAATGTTAAAGTATTTTGGTTGTTTTATGGCAACTGGTTGTTCAATTTTATTCAAATCTTTTGGTTCAAATACCCCTTGATAATTTTGGCTTATGGAGTATTCAACACATTTCTTAAATTGTTCTGCGGTATATTTTGCCTCCATTGTCCGAATAAATTGTTCCATCCCCGTCTTTTTGTACCCTTGTCTTTTTTCTTGTTTATACTGAAACCACAATTCAAATGTATTTTGATACTCTGGGTTCATGGCGGGGCGGGGGGCGGAATGTTTGATTTCTTTTTTTGAATTAACCAAATCACCTTTATTCTCTTTTATATCTATATCACTATCATTATCACTATCATTATCATTATCATTATCATTATCATTATCGGCATTTTTGGTATCATTTGGTATGCGGTCGTATGCGGTCGCATCCCATCGCTTACGAGCGTTCTCTGAATTACGCTGCCTAATTGATTCGTATTTCAACAAATCACGCTTTAACGCTTGTTTGATTGGTTCAAATGCAATGCGGGTAATTACATTGTCCGTTTGTGGATCCTGGTCATTAACATATTTCAAAATATGTTTGAACAAGTCACCCGCTTGTTCGTTGGTCAATTGGTCAACTGTGTGTATTAAATCACAATAAAGTAAAAAGGATTTTTTATCCGTAGCCATAAAATAAAACCCCAAACCATTGATGGCGGTCGCAGTGCCAAAAACGGAATGGGGTTGTAAAGGTTTTCCAAAGTTATCTGCGACATAACTGTAATACGCAACAAATATACAAAAAATAATTATATTTGCATCAATCCGTTCTTGTTATTTGTCATATCATAGGATTGAGGGGGCTTCATTGCCCCCTTTTTTTTATGTCATACAATGCTATCATTGCAATGAATAAGAATCCAAACCCTACCGATCCCGCCAAGATTTGTGCTGCGATGGGGTATTTCGCAATGCACCACCCGTATGCCAATCCACTCACTATGGTTAACAATACTATCAATGCGTTTCTCATACCTTTTTCAACATTATGGTGTCATCGTTTTGGTGATATTGGGCGGGTTCATACACTTCGCCCGTAATTATATTCAAGAAAATACCTTGGTTCATGGTCTTGTACGCTTGTTGGTGGAGTTTCTCCCGTTCCTTTAACGCCAATTTAAGTTCCTGAACCTGGGGAATATGGTCATAAGTATAACGACCGCCACCAGCTTTCTTGGTTATCTCATACCCACAATACACTTGCCCATGCCATTTGGATGCTTCGGTTAATGCAAGGGGTTTGATTTGGTCTTGAAAATCCTTGATGATGTCCGCCAATTGTTTCAATTCAATGTGGAATTGTAGGGGGCAGTAATTTCCACCCCCAACTTCCAACATCGTGTCCGATAGTTGTTCAATCATTTTCATCAGAATGGCAAATCATTGGTTGGCTTAAATTGTTTCAAGGTGTCCTCACCATCAACAACGAACTTTTCAAACACTTGGGCATAGGATAAAATCTCCTTTAATTCAATGTTGCCATTGATTACCAAGTCACCCGCTACCTTCAACACACTCATACGAGTGATGCGTTTGTCCGTTTCGGGATCCTTTGCCTTCACTGGTAATCCACCACTCACTTGTGGTGCGATGGGTTTAATGTTGTAGTAAATCTTGTCCCCAACCCTTCTGTCTGAAATGGAATAGTCCACCTCTTGTCCGACCTTGAATTTTTGTTGGTCTTGTGACTTACTTGCATACTCCCCACAATCACCATTGGCGAATGCGACTTCAAATTTGTACAATGTGCCATACTGCCCATTGAATGATCCATTGGCGGTTACACTGGTTACCGCACTTCTTTTGTTTTGTTCCATGATATTTGATTGTTTAATTGGTAATTTAATTTGGTTAAAATCTCATATTGCTTTTCAAATGATAACCCGTTGCGTTTGTGTTGATACTTCCATGTGGTAACGGTGTAATAATTTGCATCAAGCAATTTGGCTAATTCCTTGTTTGATTTGCTGAATACTTCGTCTAATGCTTCCTTTGTTGTCATATGTTTTCTATTGTCATTCCAAAGTGAAATGCCTCACTATGTGTCATCTCGCCTTCAACCAGCACCTCCCACAATATCATGTGGTCATCGTGCATTAACTTGGCATCAATACTCCAAGGTTTCTTGAATTGGATGATGTAATCTTTCATCTTATCCAATTGCTTCTGCGTAATCCAAAGTGTTTCTATCATTTCGCTTTCCCCTTATACATTCTTCTTTGATACAACATTTGGGTGAACTCGTTGAATTCGGGGATGTACTCATCCTTTTCAAACTGATAAGGTGTTGCTTCCTTTACTTCTTCAAAACGCTTGTTGTTGCGTTTAATGCAATGCCAACCATACATCACCGCAATGGTGATTGGTGTTAAGATAATCAAGTAAATAATATCCATAGTTATTTGTCTAATTGCAATATAAAGTCAAAAGTGTTATCACACTTATTATCCATGTAAGTTTGTGCAATGACGAATGCTTCCATCCAACTCATCGCATACCATAATTTCGTGTCCAATACATAACCATCTTTGGCTCGGTATTCGCACTTGTAGATTTTGATTGTCATATCCATACCACAAATATACATTTGATATTTGAAATCCCAAACACTTACACA